AGAAAAGAGGCAGACTTGCTTGACAAGATCAGCGATGTCTTTGCCACAGCTTATGCAGACAAAACAGGATTGGGCAAAAAGCAGCTGCTCACCCTGATGAAAGAAGAGACCTGGTACACGCCGGAAGAGGCGATTGCAGCCGGGTTCGCAAACGAAATTGCCGGAGATGTTTCCGAGGGTGATAAATCCGCACGGTTTGACCTCTCCGTTTTTAACCACGTTCCACAAGCAATCAGGCAGGGAGCAGCCCGGCCTAACAAGGAGAACAAAAATATGGACCCTAAATTAAGAGCCCTTTTGGAGCGGCTGGGGCTGAAAAAGGACGCCACTGACGAACAGGCCGCGCAATTTCTGGCCAAGATCAATCTGGAGGATGTCGCAGATCCTGAAGAATTAAAAACCATTAAGCAGGCCATGGCCAAGCAACAGGCATCACCACCGGCAAATGGTTCCCCGGCAGGGCAGGCATTCAGCCAGGCGGACCTTGACGCGGCTGCTCAGCGGGCAGCAACCGAAGAGCGTCAGCGCTCTGCTGAAATCAGAAAGTCCTGCATGCTGGCCGGTATGGCTGACGAATTTGCCCAGTGGCTGATCGACGGCGGCAAAAGTGTTGAGCAGGCCAGAACCGATATTTTTGCTGAGATGGAAAAAACCAATAAGCCCTTGGGTGCTGGTCGAATCGCCATGGGTGAAACTGATAAAGAAAAATTTCGTTCTGCCGTCGTGGATGGTCTCTCTTTCCGGTGCAACTTCCGGGCTGAAAAGCCTGCTGTAGGTCATGAAACTTTTCGGGCAGCATCCATTGAGTTTATTGCCAGACAGTGCCTGGAGCGTATGGGCGTAAATCATTACGCTTTTTCCACCCGGGATCAGGTTGCCAGGGAGATCCTGCGCAGGTCCGGCCAGGGCGGCGGGTTTACCACCGACGATTTCACAAGTATTTTCTTGGACGTCTCCAACAAGACTCTCCACAAGGCCTACCTCGACGGCCCGGCAACATGGCGGCCATTGGTGAATGTTGTGGGGGCCTCTGATTTTAAAACCATGTACGGGGTATCCCTGAGCGAAGCACCATCCCTTGATTTGGTTGGAGAGAACGGAGAGTATAAACAGGGCGCCATGAGCGACAATCAGGAAAGTTATTCTGTCGCATCTTACGGAAAATTGATTTACCTGACCCGGCAGATGATCGTCAACGATGACATGCGGGCCTTTACCCGCCTGCCTCAGCTCATGGGGTCAGCGGCCAGGAGAAAAGAGTCTGACCTGGTGTGGGCAAAGCTTACCAGCAACCCAACCATGAACGACAGTGTGGCATTGTTCCATACTGCCAGTCACGGCAACCTGGCGTCCAGCGGCGCGGCCGTATCGTCCACGACCCTGAGCGCCGGTCGAAAAGCCATGCGTACCCAGAAGGGATCCGGAGGCCAGGCATATCTTGATTTGCAGCCTGCTTTCCTGGCTCACCCTGTTGCCATTGAAACCTCGGTTGAAATCCTGCTGCGGTCTGCCGCGTTGCCGGATGACAATAAATCGTCCGGTGTTTACAACCCATGGGGAGGGAAGCTGACACCTGTATCTGATCCTCGTCTTGATGCGAACTCAGAAACGGCCTGGTATCTCATTGCAGACCCGAGCCAGATAGACACCATTGAGGTAGCGTATCTGGACGGTAATGAAATGCCATATACCGAAGAGCAGATCATGTTTGAACGCGATGCCGTCGGTTACAAGATTCGGCATGATGTGGGTGTTGGTGTCATGGATTACCGTGGATTTTATAAAAACGCCGGGCAGTAATCCGGTTTAAATAAAGGAGAATTTGTTATGGCGACTAATTATATTCAACAAGGCGATGTGATCAAGCTGCCGGTTACCGCCGGGAAAACGTCCGGGGCGCATGATATGGTAGGTGGGATCCCTGTGGTCTGTCTGACGGACCGGGACAGCGACGGGTATGCGGAATGCGCCACAAAAGGTGTATTTGACCTCTCCGTTACCGGTGCGGACGGATCAGGCAATTCCGCCGTGTCTGTCGGGGATACGCTCTACAATGACAGCGGCACTCTAAACAAGGACGGCGTTAACGGAACTGAATTTGGCGTTGCTCTGGAAACGGTGGGGTCTGGTGAAACCGCAACCATTAATGTATTGCTGAAAAAACACAGTTCATCCGCCCCAAATGCCGGGGCTGTGTCTATTTCAGACGCCGGGGCATATACCTCGGCGTCTACCGTGGAAGCTGCTCTCCAGGAGCTCTATCCAAAGGCGGCTGTGGCCATTACAGACCCTGGCAATGCAGGGGCTATTCCGGTTACAAGGTCCGGATCCGTGGCGATTACCACGGCGGGTGCTGAAACAAGGACCCTGGCTATCCCTGGACTGGCAGGTATTACCCTGGCCGTTAGTCTGGATGTGCGTGTTGGAGACTGCGTTATCACTGCGGCTGCAGCAATCAACCAGACCGGTAATAACACCATCACGTTGAATACTGCCGGGGACACCATTGTCTTGATTGCTGTCAAGGTAGGCGGTGCCCTTGTGTGGCGGGTAGTGGTCAATGATGGATGTTCATTGACTACGGTATAGGCAGCAAATAACGTGACTACGTTAAAAGAACATATGTCTAATGATTTGTCCGTGTTTTATGACACGGACGAATTTGCCGTTGATGCGCAGTACACGCCCAAAGCCACTGGTGTTGCTGTCCAGGTAAAAGTTATTGTTGATGAAGGTGTTGTAGAAAATGATGACGGCATGCAGAGCGATGACTTTGAGCATATCTTGACATGTGAACGGGATACCAGGTCAGGATTTGGCAGCTTTATTACCCGGTCTGTGATTACGGTCCGGGTGCGGGTGTCTGATGTGGCCGTGCCTGCGGTCTATGATGAGATAGACATTGACGGCTCTGTTTTCCGGGTGGTGGAGATGTACGATCGTGCTTGAAATTTATCTGGATAAACGCGGGGAATTTGCAATTGAAAATATGGAGATTTTGCTCAATGCGTTTCCTCAGTATGCTGAACGGGCTGTGGCGTCTGCGCTTAAATCTGAAGGATTTCGCCTGCGGGATTTGGTTAAAGCGGCAATCAGATCGGGCGGTCCTGACGGTGCTAAATGGGCGAAGCTCAATCCCCATACCGGTGTTTTGTCCAGTGCAAAGAGAGGCACTGTCAAAAATTATAAGCTGGTCTGGAAAGGCAAAAAGGGCAGCAAGCGCCGTGTCAGGCAATATAAAGACGTCATTTTATCGACTAAAGCCGCGCCTTTGTCAAAATTGGCCGGGGCTGTCCGGTATAAATATGATCCTGATGACCAGGCTGTAAGTATCGGGTTCATCCAGAGCGGCGGGGTTTCCCCGGCCATGATCAAGCTGGCCGGTATGCACGCAAAAGGGTTTGAGACCCGTATTACACCAAAAATGCGTAAAATGCTGTTTGCGCTTGGGTTCCCGGTAAAAAAATCCACCGGTTCCCTGGAGTCACCGGCCAGGCCGGTTATTGATCCTGTTTTCAGGCAGGAAGAAGGAGACATTATGCGCAATATCGAAAGTAAATTTATGTCTTCTATCTTGAGATATTTTAACGAAAGGGCTGTGGCATGACGACATCTATGGAGTTGATTGAGCAGATAACGTCTGCCTTTGCAGGAGACGACTTGATCCGGAACTGGTGTATCCAGACGTTTGGCAGGGCACATACGGTATATATCGATATTGATGAAAACAATCCTCCAAAGCCTGATGTTGATTATCCAGTGATTGCCGTTACAGGACTGAGACAGATCCGTGGCCTGTCCATCCGGGAGCTCTCCTGGGAACTTGATATTGGCGTCGGCGTTGTGAATGAAGAGGTGTTGTCAGACGGCAACGCAAGAATCATGACGGGCTTCGGACAGGCCCATGCCTTGAGGGAGATGGCAGAGAACGCCATTTACCGTGTGGGTCTGGGTGATGTCTCCAGCGTGGTGGAGTCTGGCTCTGTAAGTTACTATCCGCTCTTTATCAGCGGATCAACCATTCCCATTAAAATTTTGAAACCAAACCGCCGGGCCATGCCCGGGTAAGGAGATAGTATCATGGCATTAACTTCAACCCCAAACAATATTCGGTATGGCGGTACAGGCAGGGCTTATGTCGGCGCGGTTGCCGGGTCGTCTTTCGATGATCTCGGAGATCTGGAAAACCTGACATTTACCCTGTCAGTGTCTACAGAAAAGCTGAAAACAAACCGGAATGCAGCCAAGTCAACCATCCTTGAAGTGGAGACAGAACGAGAAGCCTCGTTGGCATTTGGCCTGCGGGAAATGTCGAATAACAACCTTAAAATGGCGTTGCTGGCTGATACGATTAACACGGCAAATCAGTCAGCCAGTTATGTCTATCAGGCAGATCCGACGCTTGTTAATGATCTCTATGTTGACCTGGGCCACCTGAACGTATTTTCAACAAAGCTGACCGGTACGATTACCGGCACGCTTGCGGTTGGAGATACGGTTACTGGTGAGACCTCTGCAGCAACCGGAAAGATTGCTTATAAGGGCACCGGATATATAGAGCTTGTAAATGTATCCGGTACGTTCCAGGCATCTGAGCAAGTGTACAAAACAGCAGACACGAACCACATTGTGCCAACAGGCATTGAAATCCTCGAAGACGTCGTTGTCACGGATGTGACCGGGGCCACCAGGCGTGTCCAGGGCACCGATTACTCACTTGACCCGGATTACGGATATATCCGGCAGTTATCCACAGGCACCACAGCCACCACTGATGTGGTCTCATACGACTACGAGGCCGTAACGAAAAATTATCTGTGGTCCATGGCTGCATCGTCCGTCCAAAAAAAGCTTATTTTTGTATCGGATAAGGACGACCAGGGTCCCCGGCAGCGGTGGACGTTCCACAAAGTACAGATTAACCTGAACGGCGACTTCCCCTTGATAGGGTCCGGGGCGGCAATCCTAAATGTGACGGCAACGGTCCTGGCAGACACCACCCAGCCGTCCGGCCAGGAATACTTTAAAACTGAGATTATGGAATAACATGAGAAAAACAAAGTCTATAAAGATTGATGATCTTGAAATAAATGTCAAAGAGCTGCGGGTGAAAGATATCAGGCAAATATTAAATAGTTTGTCTGATATCCGTGGAATCAATGATGCCATGGCATTATTGCCTATGGCAACTGATTTGCCGGTTGAAAAACTTGATGAGATGGCCCCGTCTGAACTCAATCAGGTTTGGGAGGCTGCCCGTGAGGTTAATGATTTTTTTTTGGGCATGCTGGAAAAAAGCGGGATGATAACTGCCCTGAGAAGCTCGATACAGAACAACTTGACCGCATCATTTGTAGAGTTATCCAAGCCGGGCACATTAATTGTTTAGATTACGGTTTTACATTTTTTTTAACGGCAAACGTGCAGGCCCAAAAGTTTGAAGCGGATAAGTTGCGCAATATGGCTATGGCGGTAAGGATCTGTCAATTCTCAGACCAAGAAGCGTGGGAAGAATTTTTAAAAGATGGCGAATGAATTAAAAATAGTCATATCGGCGGTGGGAAAGGGGATAAAAGAGACAACAAATTCCCTTGTTTCAGGGCTTGATAAAGGCGTTGCGGCCATAAAAACATTTAATGCCTCTATTACCGGTGGTAAAAAAGTTGCGTCTGGGCTTACAGATCAGATTAAGGGTCTTATCGGGGCTTATGCTGGATTTTCTGCTGTTTCGGGTGCTGTTGATATTGTAAAAGATTCAGAAACCGCTTTTTACAATCTCCAGTCCTCAGTTAATGCGGCAAGCCGGGAATTTGAGAATACCGGAAGCGTGGAAGAATGGGAACAATCTATCAGTAGATTGTCTGATGAGCTGGTGATTTATTCCGATACAGCCCTGGCCAATGCAATATCAAAAACCGTTGATATGACTAAACGCCTTGGGCTATCAAAAGAACAAATGGAAGAGGTTATCAAACGATCTGCAGATTTAGGTGCAGGTAAGTTTGAGCTTGGGGAGTCTGTTGAGCGCGTAACGGCTGCATTGCGCGGAGAGGCTGAGGCGTCAGAGGCTCTTGGTTTGACTCTGAATGAAGATTATATCAAATCTTGGTACAACGCGAACGATGCGACGCAAAAAGCCTGGAAAGAGTTGACGGATGTTGAAAAGGCTCAGGTCAGGTATAAAGTCCTGCTTGAACAATCGAATGAACTGCAAGGAAAGGCAGCTGGCAGCGCAAAGACGTTTTCTGGTGCATTAAAATTAATACGTAAAGAAATTGAAAATGCTGTCAGTAAAAATAAAGACTTTGTCAGCGCGATGAAAGATCTTGCCCAGGTGTTAAGAGATAACGCAGGGGAGATCGGGACATTTATTTCTCAGTTGATATCAGGTGTCGCAAGGCTGGTTGAATTCGCAGCAAAATATAAAGAGGTGCTGGTTGTGATTGCCGGAACGGCCGTTACGGTGTCAGTTGTTTCCAAACTGGTTTCTATTTTCAAAGGATTGAATGCCGCGTTCGTTGTTTTGACTGGGTCCGGCATCGTTGGGTTTGTTGGATCGTTGAGGACGGCTATTGCCGCAGCTGCGACCGAAACGACAGCGTTAGGCGTAGCGTTTAAAGGTTTGGTTGTCCTGGCTGCAGCGCAGGGGGTTGTGAATATCATTAAAGCCGCAGCTGCTTTTTTAGAAATGCGGGATGCTCAGGATCATGCGAAGGAGTCACAGGATAACCTGTTCAAAACGACAGAAAAAATAATGCAAAAGTTCGTTGAATTCAAAGATGTTAAACTGCCAGATGATATAACAGGGACAGCCCCTGCGGAGCTTGAGGAATTGCGGCAAGTATTGCAGAGCGCAAAGGCATATTGGACTGCGTTGCAGGTAGAGATGCAATCAAAAGCTGAAGAGACAACAATGCTTGGCACTGCAACAAAAGAGGCAATTGAAGCACAAGCTCAATTACAAATAGCAAATCAGCGTCTTGCAGAAATAGATAGTGGTCTGGCTAAAATAAAAACATCCGGAGAGGCTGCCGGTGAAGGGCTGGCAAAGCCTACTGAGTCTATTAAGGCAACCAAAGAACAGCTTGATGAGTTTGAAAAACAGGCCACTGCAGCGTATGAAGCAGCGACAGCAGAGGCCAAAAAATATGGTGAGGAAGTTATCTCCTGGGAAGAGAAAATCCAGGAAGCCAGGATGTCAACTGAAGACAAACTGCGGGAATTGACTCAAAAAACCATGACCGATGAACAGGCGTGGAATGATGAGCGCCTGCAGGCAGACGAAAAGCTTTATGCAGCCAAGGAGGCATTGCGAGGTGGCGATTATGAGCTTGCCGAAACACTTGCGAAAGACGCTGAAGGACTGTACGCAGGACTTGCGCAAGAGATAAAGTCATCTACCGAAGACGGAGAAGAGACTATTGTAAAAAGTCTTGAGTCAACTGTTGATGTGGCAAAGCAAGGTGTGCAGACGGTTGGCGATTTTATGACCAGCTTATATTCGGCACAGAAGGAAAACGCTAAGGCCGCTCAATCAACATGGGAAGCCTCGGCGGCGACAATAAAGGCAAGCCTGGACGAGATAGCGAAAGAACGGTCTGTGAATGTTAAAGTCGAGCTAAAAAATATTGAGGCTGCACAATCTGCCATTAATAAGCTCACAAAAGACGAAACAAAGTATATCACTGTGGTAACAAAAAATGTTGAGGCAAAACAGACGGGTGGCCCGGTTGGTTTTGCAAGTGGCGGTAAACTTCCCGGGTATGGCGGCGGTGATAGAATCCGAGCGTTGCTCGAAGCCGGGGAATTTGTGATCCGGAAAGAGGCTGTTTCAAAATACGGGGCCGGGTTGTTTCATGCGTTGAATGCCATGAAAGCGGACTTCCCTGGAATGGTAAGAGCCAGGCTTGGGGGATTGATATCAAACATTTCTATGCCGGTGCAAAAATTCGCCGCAGGCGGAATGGCATTTCCTGGCGGCGCATCCGAAACGCTTGTGGTTAGGTTCCAGGCCGGGGATATCGAGGCCCCTGTTAAAATCACAGATCACGACTCAAGGCTGGCAATGAAACAACTGGCAAAAGAGATGTCCAGGATGAGGATGGTCTATTCAAATGTCTAAATTCAGACTTTTTTCAACTGATATCGCGGCCACCGTGACGCCTGACAGCGTTACGCCTGCCCCTGCAACGCTTATTGTTTTTGATCAGGACCCGTTGCACTCGGAATATAATCCGGCAGGTGCAACACAGGACAGGGGATCTGTGATCCGTACCCTGGGCGGTACCGTGATCCAGGACTTTGGTGTGGTGGAGAGCGACGGGCTTATCTCGTTTTCTGATACGGATGCGTTATCCGGGACGACTGCGGCAGCATTAAAAACAGCGTATGAAACAGTTGATGGACAATTTTACTTCACTGACGGATATAATTGTTGGAAAGTGCAATTCAGTCGCAACCCTATTGGGTACAGGTCTTGGCGTAACCTTCTTTTCTCATATTACGGAACACATATGTTTTCTTATGAAATTCAACTTCTTGTTGTCTCTGAGGCGGTGTAGGTTATGGCTCTTGATTGGGATATTCTCCTGGATGGCGTGTCGGTTAAGGATCAAATCGCAAGTTTCCAGATCCGTGAAAGCAAGGGGGCCTATGCCCGGGAGTTGACGCTGTTTGCTGCGGATGCCTCTTTTTATACTCAGTTTGATTTCACGGTATTCCCTAAGCTTCGGGTTGAGGTGAAGACAAAGACCGGCGCGACGTGGATATCCCAGGGCAAATTTTACATTGAGCAGCCTGTGCTTACAACTGATCCTTATTCGATGATCAGCCAGGGTATATGGGGCCGGTCTGAAACGGCTAAAATCGGATCCCCGTGGGCCGTGAAAGTGTCTAAAGAGTGGTCATCAGACACAACATGCCAGGCCATCATGACTGAAATGGCGGATCTGTGCGGGCTGACAATAAATTTTGAAACCGCTGATTATGTTGTTTACGGCGGTACCTATGCCGTTGATGGTGTTTATCCGATAGATGTGATCTCAGAGATCGCCGGGTTTACCGGGGATTATGTGGGGTGCAGCACATCCGGTGCGCTTGTGATAAAATCCAATGTGTTTCATCCGTCTGCGGCAGATCATACGATAACAGATGTGGATATCTCTGGAATCAGTGAAAGCATAGAATACCCTGAATTCGGGAATCGGATATTAATAAGCGCGGCTGGTGGGAATGCGTCATACTCTGTGGAACTTGTTGTGCTTGACGGGACTGATTGTCTGCCGGCAGACGGGGTGTCGTCTGGTACTGTCCTTGCGTTTGTCACGGACCAGGACGGGCAGCCGGCAAATAATGTCAGTGTGGATTGGACGGCAGAATCCGGGATTACCGTAGACAAGGCCGTTACCGTCACAGGGGATTATCTGATTGATAAAGAGACCGTAAATGCGGATAATTATTACAAGCTTACGGTTGCTTATCCGGTTAGCGACGTAATTGGGATTTGGAAATATTCCGATACGTCACATAGAAACAATTTATGGGACGCATCAAAAGAGGGGTGTGTGTTCGAAGGCAATGAGATTATTGTCAATGATCCGTTCATTTATTGTGACCAAACGCTGGTTGTCTCATATATTACATCAGGCTGTGCAATAAATACGGTAACCGCAGGGAATCAGTCTTTTGACGTTGCCGTGACCGCTGATGTCGGTGGTGTTCAAAGTTCGATCGACATTAAACTTGGGAATTCCTGTGCATGTGGTTCAGAACTTAGTGTTAGGGCTGGATCGGATCAGGTTTGTTTCGGGAATTACACAAATATCCTGGTGGCAGCAACAATAAATAATGAACCCGCCTTAGGGCATATTGTCAAGCTGGAAGGAGATGAAGGCTGCGGAGAGCAAGAGTCATGGGCCAGCACACTTGGATATGTCAATGTCTATGCGGAGATAGCGACTGTTTTTAATGTCATACCAAGTGTTTCCCAGATTAAGACATCTATGCCTATTTCGGATTCACATCCAGCCCCACGAGTGTATAGATTATCTAGCATAAACCCAGACAGATATTCCAGTCACGAAGGGCAGACAATTGACCTGAGTTATGTATATGAAACGGGCGTTGAACTGCTGGTATATTATACAGCGGCCGGAGCGGCTACTTTCAGGTGGAAGCCTGGAGGGTCTGTAATCACAAGCGAAGATACAGAGCTATACGGTGGCGGATGCAGCTCTGAAATCACGGTAACGATGGCTGACGGCACTGAACAGGGGTTATCAACATCTATAACCATGTCGTCAATAGATTGTACTGTTGTCACAGATGATGACCCAGAAATACCGGAAGATGACGACGATGACCCATTACCAGAACCAGACCCAGAAGAGCCAGACCCGTTTTTTCCTGTTGAACCAATTGGCGGGCTGGACGGCGGTGATGACGGCGGCGGAGACATAGGAGATGGTGATGGCGGTGACATAGGAGACGGATACCCTGAAGGCAGTGATTCGGATGGGGATGGTCAATTCCCCGGGGAAGGTAGCGGGGTTATTTCCCCAGATAGCAGCGCGACTGATAGTGATGATTCAGGTGATTCCAGCGAAGATGGAAGCGAGCCGGAAGCAGGGTCAAGCCCTCTGGGTGAAGGTGATGGAGAATCCGGGGACACGTCAGGAGGATTAGTGACCGCATGCGACAGCGCTATTTTGACAAAAATAACGAATTACGACAGCATCATTGGGGATGAGGAGAAAGAAAAACTCCGGTACGGATATCAAACCTCAGATGATTGTGCGAATGGGTTTGCATGCGAATGCTCTGAACTGTGCGAATCTGAAATGTATGAAAAAGGCAACACCTACGATTATTCTAAAACGATACACGAACAAGCGTTAGAAACTGGAGAACAAAACAGCCCGGCATATAATGAAGCTTATGAGCAGCTGAAAAGTGATCATTTATCAGAGTGTGAATCGAATTGTGAAGGTGCAAGAAATGGGTTTTGCGGGGATTGCGAAATTTCAGGCCCTGATGTCTTATCCCCTGGAGAATCAGCTGAATATGTTTGCAGTGATGGCACGACAGCTATTATCACGATGCCAGAAGGGGCATGCGGTACACAAACTTTTAATGTCGGTTGTTGTGCTTTTGAGGTGAGATCGACAAATGGTGTTTGGAAGATAACAGATTCAGATTCAACATGCGCAATACCTTCTACCACTGGCTGCTCAGCAACTGGGAATAGCGGAGCAACTTATTGTAATTATGAGTTTATTGAAGGAGGGTCAAAGAAAACAGGAAGGGTTGCTAAATTTTGCCATGAAGGCACAGAAGAATCCTTTTACACCGATTGGTGTACAGCGTATAGGGATAAACCTTGTAATGGAGCTACTGAATGCACCCCGGAAAATTGCGAAAGCAATCCAAGTTCTCAAGAAATATATCAATTTAGAGTACAAAGCGTCAATTATGAATGGGTATGCTCATGAAAACACAAGACAAACAACTCCTTTCAATTTTGCAGGCGTATGACAAGAATATGGTTTTAAAAGCATACGATCTATATAGAAACGGCATTGACAATATTGAAAAAGACTTGATTGCAGAAGGATGGCAGGAAGTTACTGACAAACCTGAAAATAAGGAATTTTATCATATAAATGATAAATATTGGGTGCAGCCAGAGGCTGTCAGGAAACAGCAAATTAAGGATACTGTAAATGGATTACAGCAAAAACAAAATCGAGCATCAAAGCCAAGTAAGAGAAAACAGAACATGGACTTGAAACAGGTGCCAGTGCTTTGCCCACAGTGTCATGGGAAAATGTATAAACAGAACGTATGCGGTGGGTGTTCCGCCGGGAAAGCTGGATATAAAATAAGGTTATTTTGCGAAAATGACCCAGACCATGAAATTTTATTATAATGAAATTTAGGTTTTAAATATGGCGACAATAACAGAGCCAGCGATACATCTTAGGTTTGACAATAATTTATTAGATGAATCTGATAATAATGTTCAAGTTTCAGTTGATACTGGGTCTGCATTTTATGAAACAAGTGTAAGCACTTCTTTTGATAATGCTTTTACTTTCAATAGTTCGAATTCATTACGTTTTTCAAATCATTCAGGATTTTCTGTTGGTACTGGGAATTTTACATGGGCATTTTGGTTTAAATCAAGCATTGCTAATAATGATAAATTTATTATTGAAGGCAGGGCAGCTTGGGGCACTCTTCACATAACGACTGGAGGATATAACTCACCCGCCGGTGTTATACGATACGTTGGTTCAAGTACAATTTTGGGTAGCACAGTACTTAATGATGATAACTGGCATCATATTGCAATAGTGCGTAATAGCGGAATGGTTACTATTTTTCTTGATGGGGTTTCAGACGGATCTGGGACGGATACAAAAAATTATTCGTCTGGTTTAGGAACTTGGTATATTGGCAAAAATTCGTATGGTGGCAATCAAATTACTGGTTCTATGGATGAATTTATTTTTGCGACATACGCTGTTTATACATCAGAATTTACACCTCCTGACTCTCCATATAATACAAGTAATGAAGGCTTGTACGATATAGCCATGGATATCAAACTATTTCAAGAAAAAACAAATAACGCTTCAGTTGACATCCATGCAGCGATCTGGTCAATGGCAGGAATCAATTTAGATTGTCATACAGCATTCCAGTCAATATCAGATACGATTGTGGACATTGACACTCTTGGAGAACGCATCAAAAATCAAAAGATAGATATATCTGTCGGGTCTCTTGGAATAGATAATTTAATGCTTCCCATGCAGATTGCAAAGCAGTTGTTTAAAAATTCTTTTTTAGATATTTTTTTGACTGACGGTATAACAAGACAAAATGCATCCATGGATGTTGCAGTTTCTGACGGAAGCAAAAAAGAAAACATAGGATTATATATTATGGCAGTTACGTCAAGGCCTGAATTTAGATATGTGTACGCAATGAATTTAAGCAGTGTAATTAAGGAGATCGCTTCATGACACAGCCGAATACTTATTGGCTTTTCAATAATACAACAAACGACGGAACAAATACCGGTAATGCAACAGGTGGGGCCGGTGGATCATCATCAAATTGGGTTGTGATGGATCTGGCAAACGACGCATTGGCATGGTGTTCTGAGCAGCAAACTGACGGGGATGATGTTTCAGGGACACGGTATCCGGTTGTTATCCCTGATTCGGGGAGCAATGAGGCTGAAAAGACTTTTGTAAAAGACAATTCAGCGGCAATTTTTGACCAGGTACCGCTTGCCGGGACAACTGCCGGTGGGCAGTCTGGTGGTGACAAGAGATATGTTTTTGCGATCTATTTTGACGGGGCAACAGCGGGAATTCCTTATCTTGAGGCTTGGGATTCCAGCGCGCATGAAACCGCCACAAATAATTTTCTTGGTGGTGGAACGGCTGCTAATTCGTCTATACGTGCGATTACGACAACCAATGCAGCGCCGGGCTCTGCAACATGGGCAGGTACCCCATTGGCTGGAACAGGTTCAAGGATCGAACTTGACACCGCTGCGTTATCTACCGCAAAAAATCTCTATTTCAATATCAAGCAGCTGGTAACCAACGGCACTCATACGCCTGGCAGCTCCACCGCGCTTGTTTTGACATTGAGGTATCTTTACTCATGAAATATACCGTAACATTTGATGACGGCATTGTTTATACCTCTCCGGATATTATGTCATGTGATCCCGGGTGGGCGTCTGAAAACGATGAAAAACGCACCGGGATCAGAGAGGTAAGTATTAAATTGCCGGGTGGTAAAAGGCTGATATTGAAAGGATTTGAAAGGTACAATTTTTTCGTTGAAGCGTCACAGGCGTTAGGCGGAAAATGTGGGGCCAGGATTGAATCGTTTTTTTTCTGCGGGGCGTGGAAAGGATATGTGGTGCTGTGGGAAATCAATCACAGAACCAGGCAGATTTTTAAGCGTATGTCCAGAGACGGCAAAGAGTATCACGGCACAGCCACCCGGGGGTGGCGTATTGGCTTAATGGGCGAAAAAGCTGAGAGCGGTATATGTCATTTAGTATAACAGGGTGGAATATAGATCCTAATCAGGATTGGTACTGCAAATTATCTGATTCCGGTACCGACATCCTTGTTGAATTGTACACCACCCAGGCAGATGCAGAGGCCGGGGAAAATTTGACGGCATCCGGGTCAACTGATTTTGGGATTGGCTCAGATGTCGTACTGGTGATGGATGCCGGAGGAGCCCCTGAAATATCACTGTTTGATGCAGAAACAACATATCATCTAAAAATATCCGGGCAGGATGCCGATGAAACGAAAATTTTTCATGTCTCTCCATTTGTTGACTTGCCAGGTATAACTCACGGAATTTATCAGTCAGAAGGGATGATCTCTCCAAGGGCATCATATGAAATTAATGCGCATACTCACACCTCAAAAATAAAAAGCATTGGTATTGCCAATCACATACCGGCCATGCAAGCAGGTGATGTTTTGCGGATCCAATCCACCCGTCTTGCTGTAGATGTTTTAACCGAAATCACAGACTTAACCATATCAGGCACAACGGACAGCCTTGTGAACACAGTTGAAACAATTGAATATGTCGATTTGTCAAGGGAGTGATGTTTATGGATATTCTAAAGCAATTTGATTCAAAAAAATCTGCAGACAGTTATGTCATGGGCCGAGTTACGGCCGCGTCAGGAATAAAACTGACAATTATAACGACGACGGGCATGCAAATAAACATCACCGAGACATCTTCTGTTTATAAAGTAGGGGATCAGCTTGTTTTAGGTCAACAAAATGGAAATCTGAAAAATCTTTTCATTATCCGCAAAGTCAGTAATTTATTCCCGGCGTCAGGCGGGAATCTCATCATATCAACAGGGCATGGATAGTGGCATGTGCATGACCGAGCATGATTCATACTGCTACAATTTATTGGGGGTAGATGGTTGATAAAATTTTTTATTTATATGTCCTTCACCAGCGTTGCCATGCAATTTTTTTTAATGGCTATGGCAATTGCTAATGTTGTTGGCCAGGGACCTGCACCGCCATTGCAGTGGACCACTGAATCTGCGCTGATAAGTATTGGACGTGTCGTTATCACTGTCTTGGTCGCTATAATTGGATGGATGGTAAAAAGGCAACTTGATGCCATCCTGCACAGCCTGGAGGTGTTGGGCACTAAACAGGCAACTTGCAGGGAAGATCTTCCTGGCCGGTATGCTGACAAGGAACACACAGCGCAAAATTTTAAAGAGATTTATGGCCGGATAGACCGGCACGACAAGCTGCTTGAACGGCACTGTGTTCTGATTGGCGGCCGTCGTGCTGGGGATTTGGTATCCTCCGACGGACAGGATTAATACATGGACTATGCAAATATTAAAAACAATCGAAAAGCTTTTTTAACCATGATTGCCATTGCTGAGGGTACTGCTCACCTTGGTGATAATGGATACAATGTTTTGGTTGGAGGCTCCTTGTTTACCGGGTATGATGACCACCCTCGTAAAGCAATTTACTTACCAAAATACAAAATAAAATCCACGGCAGCTGGCAGATACCAAATTTTATCCAGGTATTACGATTTTTATAAAAAACTGCTGAAGTTAAAAGACTTCTCTCCTGCAAGTCAGGACGCCATAGCGATCCAGATGATCAAAGAACAGCGAGCATTGCAAGATGTCGATGATGGTAAACTTGATGCTGCTGTTGAGAAGGTAAGTAATATCTGGGCAAGTATGCTGATGAGAGAGGGTGTGGACCCAAGAACGATTCAGGATATTTTGGGGCACTCAAATTTTAAAACAACAGAAATCTATTTGCACTCTTTTGGAGGATCAAATCAAGAGGCAATGGATAAACTGGAAAAGAAATTAAATTGGTCGGAAAACATGGTCAAATTCGAAAAGTCCCAGACTTGAGCCCCAGACTAAAAGGAAAAGGGCCTGTGCCCAGAAGCTAAGACCCTTATCAATTATGGCGCGCCCGAGACGATTCGAACGTCCGGCCTACGGATTAGAAGACTGTAGCCGTATATTTTGTAAATCCTTAACGCACATACATCCCATTACCACAAAGGCTTTGCTGGTTTATTTAATCTGCCAGACAAGCACTATTCTACATATATTTTCTAAAAAGTCACAGACCAAATCCCAGACCCCTTTTTAAGCGTAAACTCTTCTATCATCATACAATGAAATATGTGCATCGTAAAAAAACAACCTGCCGAAGTATCTGACTGCACGGTCATATTTTAAAATGCGCCGCATCCTGAGCCATTTGGTATTATTCCCGTCAAGCCTTCTGAGCAAAGCGTCACGCAGGGTTTTAGTCATCATTATTTTTCTCGGGGTAAGATTCCCGGACCTTGATTTTCTGGTATACAATGTCACGGTGCCGTTTTCAAAATCAACGTCATCCCATACCATTCGGTTAACTTCACTCATCCTTGCAAGGGTTAGTGCAATGGTCCAAAGATAATCCTGAGTCTCCCCGGAAGATGCTAAAAGCACGGCAATAACATCTTGTAGAGGCGGGACGTATTTGTTCCTGGATTCGACCCTGAAAAATTCAAGATCATCTGTTGGGTTGTACATAAACCATCGGTTTGGCTTTTTAATACCCCAGTTAAACATTGCTTTCAGGCTGATTAACTCTTTATTTGCCTGATTTGCGGATACCGATTTGTTGACGGACAGCAGATATTGTTGGACCATCCTCGGTGTTATTTGGTGAACGTCTTTATCGTTCCATAACTTGATCCATTTTTTAGCAAGGTAAACCGTGTCTGTATAATGCCGTTTCCCTCTATAGGCATCAAGAAAATCCAGACGTCTGTTACATAGCTCCAAGAAGGCCATGTCTGTTTGCTCTGGCTTTTTCGGTTTCTTTATCTCCTTTTTTCTTTCGGCCTCTTCGGCCAGTGCTGTCTTCTTGGTCTGGAACCCGGCTCCCGTGTACCTCTTCTTCTGGTACTGGAAGTCGTATTCCCACCATCCCCTCCGTTGATTGAAAGATACGCTCATATATTTTCTCCTTTGACGGAAAGAATATGGAGCCGCCTATTTTCGCACCGCCAAGTAACTTGAAGTTGTTGTATACCCATGAAGAGGACACAGGCAGCCACTTGACGATATCCTTAACGCACATCACTTCCATATCATGGGCATCTTGGTTTGTGAAGTTTGGCAGCTGTCTTGTCATTATGACATCATCACCTTCTCAAACTTCTGGCCCATGGCATCACCCATACGTTCGTATTTATACCCGGGCCAATCCGGATCGAATTTATCAGGCTCATCGAGTACATGTTTGCAAAAGGTGGCCATCGATTTTCTGAGCATGGCCCATTCGTGCTGTAATCTCTGGTTTTTGGATTGCGTTACGCTTTCATATGCATCTTCCACCATCAGCATGACTGCATTGAAAAAGTCCGGGCCCAGTTTGTTGTCGTCGCTGATGTTCAGGATCATGGTTTTCATCTCTTTGATGATCCGGTTGTATTTTTCCCAGTCCTTTTGGGTCAGGATGAACCTTCCGCCGCCGTATAGGATTTTGTTGATGTTGTCTACCCTGGCCTGGATGCGGGCCATCACGTCAAATGTTTTTTTCGGCATGTCGCAATCAAGGCTGGTGGCCATTGCAAAGACCAGGTCTGCGGTGTATATTTGTCTGCGTATGGATCGGGTCAGTTTTAATGGGGATGGTGCGGCTTCCATGGCGATAATGCGGGTTGCCGGGATCGATGTGGTGTGGGTGGTTTGGAGGCTCATGACATCACCTCCCGGATGCTTTCAAGGAAAAAGAGTTGCTGAACAGGGGTCCCTGATCCTGATTTTTTACCGGTATCTTTGAGAATGGTATATTGTTTGCCTTTGGCGGTTGGCTTCCAGTTGAGCTTGTTTTTATCGTCCCTGTAAGATTCAATGACGCCATTTTGTTCAAGCAGCTTATTGGTTTTTTGGGCGGTGAGCCCCAGTATTTTACCAAGCTGGGTGGCTGTCAGGTGTTGTTCCTGCTCTTCACATATCAAGTGTGTGGCGCCAATAATATCAAGAAGGTTTACGCCGGTTATGCGGCGAACTGCTGTATTCGCGCAAAGAGTTGCCTGGTTCCCTTTCAGGCCTGCGGCTTTTGCGATTGCAACGGCGGCTTTGAATTCGTTTGATACGGGGATCAGTGTTTCGGGTTCGTGGTCAGGCATGATGTATGAGCCTGTTTTACGGATTGATGGAAGGACTTCTGATGTCACCCATCTTCTGAATGGTTTTGCTTCTGGCTTAGGAGATTTGAGAATGAGTGTATAAAGACCGGATTCATTAATTGTGAGGAGTTCTTGTTTTCCGCCATGGGTGTCATGTGAAATGATACCCTTTTCATCTTCATCGAGATGGTTTTTGAGAGCCTGACTCGTGTTACCAAACCCAAGAACTTCACAAACATCCTTGGCAACCCACCAGGGGTTTCCGTCCTGGTCCTCGATAACTCTGATTTCTTTTTCTTGGTACGAAAATGGAATGATATTGCTCATACTGCCTCCTTTAAAGTTTTTGAATAAAAGGAGGTGTATGACGCAAATTTAGATTTAGATTTTATTGTGCTTGCTGATTGTTGCATTCTACCCCTCCATGGTGGAGGGGTCAGCGATCTGCTGGGGAGCGATCGTTGTTATTCTCTCATAATAAAAATAAAAATGTCAAATATTTTTAACGCAGCTATAGCTGTTTCAGTCAATCCCCAACTGATTCCGGATCAGCCTGCATGTCAGGTCTTTTATTTCTGGGTGGCGCGGAACTGGTGAAACCTTGCCGTTGGCTGGATTGGCATACAGATCATGACTGCCGCCGTGTCGTTTCAGATAACAGCCATGTTCAACAAGCTCCTTAATAAATTTGCGTCGCTTCATGCAAAGTTCAGGTCTATTTCTTCAGTGTGAAGTTCTGGTACCGGGAGTCCCATGGCGTCCTCCATAAGAAGCTTGTAGGCATCGGCAATGTTCTCTTTGAGTTCTTCAAGTGTTTCTCCCTGGCTGATTACGCCTGGGATTTCCTGCAAACGCCCTACATACCAGCCGTCGTCTCTGCCGTATATTAGTGTGAATTTCATAATAGTTGCTCTTTCCTATGTTGTTTGTTTTCTTTTTTGCTGGATTTGATATTATGTTACTGGATTTCGTTCATTATTTTTTAGGAGGTTTTTTTAATGGTTCAATCGAAAATTGACCAGGCCGTTCCTTTTTCGGCCAGGCAAGAAAATGTGCATTTATCCCAAGTTGTTCCGCATGCTGATAGTTCTTTATTGTTTGTGTATCCAAATGAGCGATCCGCTCGGGATGAGGCTGCAAAACGTGTAAAAGTTTTTTTAGGCGCCACCCGTAAGCCTGACTTCCGATGCTTTTAACTCCCGGTTTTATGCTGGTCATATCCGGTTTTCTGATCAAGCTGGCGTTGAAGGAAATCCGCCTTGAATTCCAGAATTAGATTACGCATCGAGAGTTCATAAGCCCGGATGTTAGCTTCATTTGCCTTTGTGCTGCCTTCGACCACGCCTTCTAACCGAGATACCCTTTCTCTTAAATCAACCATATTGCTCTCAATTGCCCTCATACGAGTGTCTATTTGATCTATCTGAGGCTTCATTGCCTCCCGGATCGCCGAAAAAAAAGTCTCTTTTGTTAATGTTTCTATCCAGCTCATGGTTATCTCCATTTTGTTTGGTTTAAACTGTTATCTGAAAATCAGGGATTCCATAATATCGTTTCGGTTTTGGGTATGTAATAATCATGCTGTTGCTCTTGGGTTATTGACAAGCACCAGCCATCCTGGCCCCGTATGTTGCCTGACTCTCTGTGTATTTGTCCCCGGCATCGGATGAGAGTTGATTAATGAGGCCATCACAAGAGAACCCCATCGTTTTAAGGTAGTTTTTAGCAGATCTAACAGCCTGCTCGTTCCAATTAATATTTAGACTATCAACTGCTATGGTAGCGTCATAGACATCATATCTGTCACCAGCGTCGGAGGAGAGTTGATTGATAAGGCCACTTCGCGAGAACCCCATAACTCTTATGTAATTCTTCGCAGATCTAACGGCGTTATTTTGTGGTACAGTCATGCTGCCAACCAATATCGGTTTGTCAACTTTCTCAACGGATGACCGTTTTACATGGTTACGTGATATTGTATTGTTTTGAGCTTGTGGAGGTTGAGATGGCGGGAGAGTCCTGTAATATGTTTCTCTGGTTTTGTCCTCAGCTATTTTTTTGACATTTTCTTGTTCGATGTCTCTGAAATGATCCTTTATCATTTTATTGGCTTGTTCAGCAGATATGCCAAGCCTTTTAAAGTCCTTTGCAACAGATGCGGCGGAGATATAGTCAGTTGAGATTCGTCCATGTTTTATTAAAAGTTCACCATTAACATCGGCTGTTATTGTTCCTGATGCTCTTTTTAAAATGAACTCCCTAACATCCATTTTGCCATATTTTTGAAGAAATTCACTGGTTGTGATGGCCGTGGCGTTGGTTGTGAAAACGAGTGAAGCTATCGTGAAAATAATAAATAAGCCTTTCATGATTCCCTCCTGAATAGCTTTTTAGCGAAGAAATAAGGGTTTCCCTGATATTATGTCCCCGGATTTCTTAATGGATAGACACTTCAAGGCTGGCGCCATAACAATTAATCCCGATCCAAAATAAACCCACATGACGCGCACTTGAAAACCTTTTTTTTCATGATTAACAGCCACCCTATAAGGCCGCTGATCAATGAACCGGCAGCAATAAAAACCGCCAGGCCGACGGAAATAGGAGTAGCTCCGGCAGAAATCATTAACATCACGGCAAAGAAAACGCCGCAAATAGATGGGATGACGATCAAACGCCCGATAAGCTGGACTATACCACTGAATTTGTATATTTTTGTGGGGGCCATGGTCTCCTTTGATCCGCAGGCATTGCAGTTTAGATGCGGAATAACCTTGGGCTCTGGAAAAATCGGGAACGGTTCAATATCAGGAGGTGCTGGTGGGGCTTCTTCTTTTTTTAGTTTTTGTTCTTTTTGTTGTTGTGCTTTCCTTTTCTGGATCTGCTCATACTTCTCAAAAATGATCCCGCACCGAGGACATTCAACAGCCCCAGGATTTCGTTTGAACTCACACTTTGGGCATGAAAGGTTTTGCATAAAACCTCCTTATGAGGTGAAATTTAGAAAACTGACAAATGAAACAATAAAATTAGGGCTCACTCGATATATTCCCGTCAAAATATTTGCTAAATGGTATGATTCTGCATTTAGTCTCCATTCGCTGCTGGTCTCTTTTTATAGCTTCTGTTTTTCTTTTTAGCTTCATTTTTATAATATCATGAACTTCTTCGTAACCATGTAAGTCTATTGATTCAAGAATAAGCAAATCTTCATTTATTTCTTTAGCCTTTTCTGGATTTTTAAATTTAGAAACAAGGTTTTGATGTTCAGATAGTATCTTTATTGTTTTAATGGGTTCCCCATCTATAATATCTTTCCCTTTTTGAAGTATTTCTAAATAATCAACTTCAATTATATCAGATATTTGAAGTTGTTTTTCAAATGGCGCTACCCTGAAATCATTCCCAAGGTATTTGCTAATCGTGCCGTCTTCAACTTGTAACTCAAGCGCAAGCCAATTTTGAGTTTTACCATTATCTTTAAGCCATTTTTTGACAAATGCTCGAAAATATAAATATGCCGAATAATTAGATTTCATTTCTTATCAATATTGGAAAGATTTAAAAAGTTAAACAAAAAAAACTTTCCCAAAAAGAAATTTTAGTTTGACAATATGTTTCCAGTATGGCAATATTTCCACCATGGAAAATTTAAATCAGAGAATAGCAGCTCAATATCTCGGTATATCAGAAGGTTATTTGTCAAAAATACTTTCAGGTAAAAGTCAGCCGAGAAAAAAGGTTTTAGAGAATATTTCCAAAAAAACAAATTCAAACCCTGAAATTTGGATTTTTGGTACAAGGATTCAGAAAGAATCAGCAATTAAGCAAGCCTTAACCAAGCAGATCTAATATGAGGCCATATAACAATGCTTAAATCAATTATTTCTTTGTTTGTGCCAATAATATCAATAAGATAAACATGATAGCGAGGCTAAAATTACTTTATCGGTAGCCACGGAACACCCATCGGACATTTTCAGGCAAGCAGTGCAATCCATTACCGCCCCGGTAATGGCTGATTTGATTTCATGCGGCAAAACACACGTTTACAAGCAAGCGGCTCATCCAGACAGAAACGGCGAGGCCCGTATTTCATTCATTGAGAAGGCAGAGAGGATGCTCACGGCAATTATGATTAAGAATCCTATGTTGGCTCAGACAATCGCTGATCGTTTTTGCCGGATTTGTGGCGGACAATTTGTTCGAAACACACCTGTGGCGGCAGATAAGAACACACTTGCAGAGGAGTTGCTTGATAACCTGCCGGCGCTCTCACATTACACGGAAATAATGAAGGACCCTTCGGCAACGATTGAGCGCAAACAGGCTGCAAAGCGGGCATTATTAGATGAAATAGAACAGGATTTTGACAAATCCTTGGCATAATTTTTTAACTGGCCCGTCCGCTGGAAATAATCCATTGAACTACCCGGTGGAAACAGCTTGGGCGGGGTGGTTATACGGCAACGACACAACAATTAACAAGGGTCAGCGATCTGCTGGGGAGCGGTCAAGGCCCGAAACGAGGTTGGGAGAATAAATAATGGAATTAACGAGAGTATTGACAATAGAAGACTTTGAATGAGGGGCTATCCTGGAACGGCTTGAGCACGAACTCCAGGAGGTCATAGCAGACTGCTTTGACGTCAACAAGGTCCCTGGTTCAGCCAGGGAGATATCATGCAAGATCAAAATTAAGCCGGACCATAACCGAAGCTGGCTGGAAATAACAATAGAGACAGGAAATAAGCTTGGCAAACGCCATACCATCCAAAGCAAGGCGTTTATGGATGCACAATCCAAAACCGCTTTGGAACTTACGGCAAAAGAGGATGACATGTTTGATGTTTCAGGGAAACCAAATATATCCGTTATCGGCGGAAGAGCACAGGAGAGATAATCAATGAATTACATGCTATCGAACGCAATGATTCAGTTCAGAGAGATGATTGACCTTGAAAAGAAAATTCAGGTCGGTGAAAAAGAGTTCATTAAAAGTGGTTTTTCGGCTGTCAAAGCGTCCATCGTGGAGCCGCTTGGCATCAGTACATTGACCGGTATTGTGGACTTTGTGAAAGGTAATGTTGAGCCAGTATACGCAAAGAATATGCACATCCATGTGGCTTCTCCAACTCAGGTATTTCTTTCAACGGATTCATTTGGGCCATGGCTGCAGCGCCATGTTTTCATTTCATCCAGTGCTTTAGTAACGGATTTTAAATTTGGTAACAAATACAATCCAGAAACGTTCGTGATTGCGCTTCTTTCACAGTTCCAGGAAACAGATCACCGGAACGCTTTGCTCTCTGTCTGCAGCAATATTACCAAGGAGAGCGTTGGAACGATCAATGACACCGGGCACAGTCAAAAAATGGAAGTAAGGAAGGGCGTATCCATGCGGCAGGAAGTGGAGTTTAAGAACCCCGTCATTCTCCAGCCCTTACGCACCTTTGCAGAAATTAAACAACCAGAATCTGAATTTGTATTCCGCATTCATGACAATTACGATATTTCCTGCTCTCTTAATGAGGCGGATGGGTCAGCATGGAGGCTGAAAGCCGTCACAGGTATCCGCGATTATTTCAACGAAATTCTGCCGGATATTCCGGTAATTGCGTAACTCTCTCCAATAAAGCCTGCCGGGGCTGGCCTTTGGCGAACCCGGCGCCATAATTTAGCCAATTACAAAAAGGACTATGATTGATGCAAATATCTTTTTCCGGAACGCATGGCACAGGCAAGTCTACAGCAGCCGCCTATGAATATAGGAATCAAAAGATTCTTCATCCGGATAAATCTGTTTATCTGCTGTGTGATCTTGAGGCCTTGTGCCCGTTTAAAATAAACATGGAGACAACAGAGCAGGCGCAGTCATGGATATTTGCCAGGCAAATTCAACAAGAGATCGAGGCGGCTGCAAGGTTTGATGTAGTGATAACAGATCGGACCATCGTTGATGTTATTGCATACACGTATGTGGCAGGCTTCGAGGCTCTGGCGTGTTCAATGCTTGGATATGCAGAGCGGCATGTGGAAGCATACGACAGCATTACCTTAAAGCAGATGGAATACAACGGATATTGTCATCATGACGGCACGATTAGCAAATACCTTGGGAATGATTTCAGGGTAGCGCCATTTGAAAAACAACTTCAAATATCTGATATAATT